AACTAGAAGATGGGAGTCAGATATGAAGTCTGATTCTTTCTTATCAAAGAATATAAGGCCTATGGTACTTATATATTTAACAGTTATATTTACTGCTTGCGCATTTTTTGATGGTAATATAGGCGAGTTTAAAATAGCAGAAGAGTATATACCTATATTTCAAACTTTACTAGTTACTGTCTATGGCGCTTATTTTGTTGGGCGTTCGTACGAAAAAGCTAAATCAATAAGTAACAAAAACGCGTAATAAATAAAATAACGGAATATTAATTTTAAATTTAATCAAATGGCAAAAAAGAAAACAAAAAAAGAAGTACCTGTAATAGGTGGTAAATTTATTACAAACGATGAATTAACTAGTGTTAAAGCAGCAGTAGAAGCTGTTAACCGATTGCAAATGCAAGTTGGAGGTATTGAGCTCCAAAAGCACGATCTTATGCATACAATGAAAATGAAGACGGACGTGCTAGAGGCAGTGCAAAAAACATTAGAGGAAAAATACGGTGATGTGTCTATAGATATAGTTACCGGGGAAATGAAAGAGAATGTACCTGATACGAAAAATTAGTATAGGCAGAGACTATAAAAATGACGCCATGCATTATTCTGTAGGACAGGAAGTGTATGGTGGTCATATTATAGATAGTATAATTGAGGAAGATGACAAGTATTCAATATACATAATAAAGAACAACGAAGTATTGCCTTGGAAAGACTTCAACAAAAACATGGCAATAGCCATAGAGTATAATCTAGAATATTAATGAAAGGTTATATAGATTTTGTTGTAGAGCCTGCTGAGGGCAGATACAATAATAAATTAGATATAAATGGGAATGAGTTCATACTCAACACCGAGTTACAAAACCATTCCTATGTATCTAGAGTGGGCCTGGTAATTTCAGAGCCTTACTTTAATGATACGGAAATACGCAAAGGTGATTTTATAATTCTTCACCATAATGTCTTTAGAAGATTTAGGGATATACGTGGTAAAGAAAAAAATTCAAGAAGCTTTTATAAAGAAGATAAATATTTTGTACAACCTAATCAAATATTTGCATACAAGCGTAAAAAAGAATGGTTAGCTTGCAAAGGATTTAATTTTGTGCAACCTATTAAGGAAACAAAAATGTTTTCTGATGCTTTTGAAAAAAAAGGCGTAGGCATAATAAAATATAAAGATCCTGAACTTAAATCTATAAAGGCAAACGATCTTATAGGGTTTAGACCCGGGGCAGAATACGAATTTATCGTGGAAGGTAAAAAAATGTATCGAGTGCCAACTAATCAAATTACAATCAAATATGAATATCAAGGAAACGAAGAAGAATATAATCCAGGCTGGGCACAAAGCAGTTGAGGAACTTATAAAGGTAGCTAAAGAAGCTATAGTAGATTCTGACGACGATATCTCAGCTGATAGATTAAAAAATGCCGCCGCTACTAAGAAGCTAGCTATATTTGATGCATTTGAAATTTTAAATAGAATACAAGCAGAAGAAGATATATTAAACGAAAAGCCTAAAGAAGATACAAAAGAAAAAACTTATAAAGGCTTTGCAGAAAGGAGAGCTAAGTAATGTATCAGCAAGATCTTTATTCAGTTATAACTCCTGTAAAAGGCAACATATTATCTAGACGTAACAGTTTAAAAAACTGGAAATACGGGCATGACAAAGAAAGCGATATAATTGTTATTAGCAAGACCGGTCAAATAGGGGATATATATAATATTCAGGGGTTAAAGATTGCGTTACCTAAACAACCTAATAAAATAACTAAAGGCAATAACTTATGGAAGCCTGAAGAATATCCTAAAGAGCTTAAGAGAATACAAAGCATATTTGAATGGAAAGATTATCCAGATAGCTTTAAAGAAAAATGGGAGCCTTATATAGATGAACAATTTGAAAGAAGAGAAAAAGGGTACTGGTTTAGCAATAACGATGTTCCTACTTATATTACTGGTACTCACTACATGTATCTGCAATGGTCAAAAATCGACGTGGGGTTACCAGACTTTCGTGAATCAAACAGATTATTCTATATATTCTGGGAAGCGTGCAAGGCAGATACACGTTGTTATGGTATTTGCTACCTTAAGAATAGACGTTCCGGATTTTCGTTCATGGCATCGGGAGAAACGATTAACCAAGCTACGGTGTCGAGTGATTCCAGGTTCGGTATACTATCGAAGTCAGGTGCTGACGCAAAGAAGATGTTCACAGACAAGGTTGTACCCATATCGATCAACTATCCGTTTTTCTTTAAACCGATCCAGGACGGTATGGATAGACCAAAGCAGGAATTAGCTTATAGAGTTCCCGCTTCAAGATTAACGAAAAGATCTATACAGAATACAGATACGGACCAAATAATATTAGAAGGGTTAGACACGACTATAGATTATAAGAATACAGGAGATAACAGTTATGACGGTGAGAAACTAAAGCTTTTAGTTCATGATGAATCAGGTAAATGGGAAAAACCTAATAATATATTAAATAACTGGGGAGTAACAAAAACCTGTTTACGTTTAGGTAGTAGAATAATAGGCAAGTGCATGATGGGGTCAACCTCTAACGCTTTAGATAAAGGAGGAAATAATTTTAAGAAATTGTATCAGTCGTCTGATGTAAACAAAAGAAATAAGAATGGCCAAACAAAATCTGGATTATATAGTCTGTTCATTCCTATGGAATGGAATTATGAAGGATTCATCGATAAATATGGAATGCCCGTATTCGATACTCCGGGAGAACCTTTAGAAGATCCATACGGCGATCCTATTGAGCTCGGAGTCATTGAGCATTGGAATAATGAGGCAGATGGATTAAAAGGCGACCAGGACGGCTTAAATGAACATTACAGGCAGTTTCTGCGTACAACAGAACACGCTTTTAGGGATGAGACTCAAAACAGCTTATATAATTTAGTAAAAATATATGAGCAAATAGATTATAACGAAGACTTAAAACATTCAGGGGTATTAACGCGTGGAAGTTTTAGTTGGGAAAACGGAATAAAAGATACTAAAGTTAAATTTACTCCAAATCCCCAAGGAAGATTTAATATTTCTTGGGTCCCAAGTTTAAATTTACAAAACAAACAATATGTTAAGAATGGTTTTAAGTCGCCAGGCAATGATCACATTGGTGCTTTTGGCTGTGATAGTTATGATATTAGCGGTACAACAGATGGCAGAGGGTCTAAAGGTGCTCTTCATGGACTTACAAAGTTTTCAATGGAAGATGCTCCCCCTAATACCTTTTTTCTTGAATACCTAGCTAGACCTCAAACAGCGGAAATGTTTTTCGAAGATGTATTGATGGCTTTAGTGTTTTACGGCATGCCTTTGTTATGTGAAAATAACAAGCCTAGACTCTTGTATTATTTAAAAAGAAGAGGGTATAGAGGTTATTCAATGAATAGGCCAGACAAGCTTTGGAATAAGTTGTCTAAAACAGAAAAAGAAATTGGAGGAATACCAAACTCTAGCGAAGATATAAAGCAGGCACATGCCGCAGCAATTGAATCCTATATAGATAGATATGTGGGAATAAAGGAAGACGGGCAATATGGAGGAATGTATTTTAATACTACGCTAAATGATTGGGCTAAATTTGATATTAATAACAGAACTAAATTTGATGCAGCTATAAGCTCAGGTTTAGCTATAATGGCTGTTAATAGGAATTTATATAGCCCAGCCGCTGAAAGGCAAAAGCAAAAACTAAATTTAAAAATAAGCAGATACTCCAATGCAGGAAGTGTTTCGAAATTAATAGAAAAATAAAAATATGGCTGAGTCAGTTATAACAAGTTATTTTCCAAGCCAAATAGCTAGCGATTCTGAAAAGATGAGCTTAGACTATGGAACTAGAGTAGGTAGAGCGATAGAGAACGAGTGGTTTCGTTCTGATAATGGTATTGGTCGTTTTAAAAGTAATCAAAACACTTTTCATAATTTAAGATTATACGCTAGAGGAGAACAAGGGGTACAAAAATACAAAGATGAGTTATCAATAAACGGAGACTTATCTTATCTTAATTTAGATTGGAAACCTGTGCCTATAATACCTAAGTTTGTAGATATATTAGTTAATGGTATATCAGAAAGAATGTTTGATGTTAAAGCTTATTCTCAAGATCCTTATGGGGTAGACAAAAGAACTAAGTATATGGAATCTATACTTAGAGACATGCAGACAAAAGAGCTTGGCGAATATGTAGAAGCTGAATTTGGCGTTAACTTATTCGAAAACAATCCGGAAGATCTGCCGAAAAACAAGGAAGAGCTTAACTTGCACATGCAACTGTCTTATAAGCAAGAAGTGGAACTTGCAGAAGAACAAGCTATAAATACTTTATTGGAAGGTAATAAATACGACTTAACTAAGAAAAGATGCACTTATGACCTAGCTACCATAGGTATTGCTGCAGTTAAGAACGGATTCAGTAAAGCAGAAGGAGCTACAGTTGAATACGTAGACCCTGTTAATTTAGTTTGGTCATATACAGAATCGCCTTACTTTGACGATATATATTATGTTGGGGAAGTTAAGAGTGTACATATAAATGAATTAAAGAAGGAATTCCCTTGGCTTACTAATGATGACTTAAAAGAAATATCAAATCAATCTTACCAAAACAATGGATTCTATGATAGAACTTTGACTAATTATGATGAGGATGATTCTAATACTGTTCAGATACTGTATTATAATTATAAGACTTATGCTAACGAAGTTTACAAAGTAAAAGAATCCGCTACGGGTGCTGCAAAACTTATACCAAAAGACGATCAGTTTAATCCGCCTGAGGAATTATATGTTGAATACGGTATACAAAAATTATCTAGATCACTAGAGGTATTATATGAAGGAGTGAAAGTTTTAGGTGGTAAAACATTAAAGTGGGAAATAGCTACTAATATGATACGCCCTAAGAGTGATTATACTAAAGTTAAAATGAATTATAGTATTGTTGCGCCTAGAATGTACAAAGGCCGTATAGAAAGTATTGTTTCTCGTATAACAGGTTTTGCTGATATGATTCAGCTTACTCATTTAAAGCTACAGCAAGTATTATCTAGAATGGTACCTGATGGTGTTTATTTAGATGCAGACGGACTGGCTGAAGTAGATTTAGGTAATGGAACAAATTACAATCCCCAAGAAGCATTAAATATGTTTTTCCAAACAGGTTCTGTAATAGGTAGATCATTTACACAAGAAGGAGATATGAATCCCGGTAAAGTGCCTATTCAAGAATTACAGTCTGGATCTGGCGGTGCTAAAATGCAATCATTAATTCAAACATATAATTATTATATGCAAATGATTAGAGACGTCACTGGGTTGAATGAAGCAAGAGATGGAAGTACCCCGGACGCTAGAGCTTTAGTTGGGGTGCAGAAATTAGCAGCAGCTAATTCTAATACAGCTACAAGGCATATATTGGACGCCACTCTATTTTTAGCAAAAGATTTATGTGAAAATTTATCACTACGCATATCTGACATATTAGAATACTCACCTACTAAAGAGGCTTTTATACATAAGATAGGTAATCAAAATGTAGCTGTACTAGAGGAGATGAGCGATTTGTATTTATATGATTTTGGTATATTTATAGAATTGCAACCAGACGAGGAACAAAAGGCAGTTCTAGAAAATAATATACAAACAGCATTACAAGCAGGCTTAATAGATCTTACCGATGCTATAGATATAAGGGAAATAAAAAACATAAACTTGGCTAACCAGCTTTTAAAAATAAGAAGAGTTGAGAAACAAGAAAGAGATCAGCAAATGCAACAGCAAAACATTCAGGCGCAATCTCAGGCTAACGCTCAAGCTCAACAAGTTGCTGCTCAAGCTGAGGTGCAAAAACAGCAAGCATTAACTCAACAAAAA